GACACCCTCCTTGTACGCATCGAACTCTGTATAGTCCAGCGTCAAGAATTTGACCAGTTGATATGCAACGAATACGTCTATGAGTCCCATCAAATTCTCCTTAGAACAGTGATCACCGTAGTATCTAGGGGAATTGAGATTAGGTCTGCCTCTGGTATTTCATCGTTAGTCAGAGAGTCTAGAGAAACTAAGAATGTTTTCAGTAGACTGTGGAACTCTTCCTCGATTCTGTAGAAGAGGATTCTGTTCGCAGGGCAAATTCCAAATACATTACACATGATGATGAGGTGATTGAGAATCAATCTCTCACGCAAGGTGCCAGACTGCTTATACTTACGGAACAGTCTTTTCACATATTTCGTTCGATTGAGATCCTCATGAAATTCATCGATGGAGGACACTTCTGGATTTTCGTAGAATTTAGCAGCGAAGAGTGCTATGTTCTGATCGTCTAGATGTTCGAATTTCATTCATCACTTCTCTCATAATAAACATTTACTCAGTCTTCGACGGCGGCGATCTTCACAAAGAGATCTGTAAGACCGTCTTCGTCCTCGACAACTTCGACACGAAGAACATGTGCCTTTGTTTCTCTAGTGGCAGGAGAGTCACCATCGCTCATCATCTTACCATACTCAGCACCCAACTCGTTTCCGTATTGGCTGAGTGGGAGTTCTAGAACGCCTGGGTTCATCTTTGCTGGCATATCAAACGAAAGACCTGCCACTTGTAGTTTCTCTCGTAGTCGAGCGAGACTCTTTAGTGGGTAGTTTGATTCGTTTTCAACTTCACCTTGAACTGCGACATTGAGTTTACGAAGAACCTCTGGATCCTCGATATCATAGACGAGGGTGCTACCATCGTCTGCACCAGACAGATTGAGTCCGGTGTGGTCTCCGACTTGACCCGCAGAAGCGTAAGTCTCATCAAGTTGCTTTTTGAAGTCCTTGTACTTTTTCATCCTTCTTGGCCTTCCTGTGGTTCTGGCGTGTAGTTGAGAACTTGGTTCTCGAATTCGATTGCAAAATCTGTTGGGATAATCTCGTCCATGCCAGATGATGCTGCTCTAACATGATCACTCAAAATTTTGTTACGATCTTCAAGTGTACGCACATCTTGAATATCTGCGTGAGCCTGTGGGACTCGATCCGTGAATGTAGAAGGCAGTTCTCGTTTCTTTTCCATGCTACCTTGCATGATTTGCTGAACAGTGTTTGCTACGTTCTTGATCTTGTCCAAATCGTTTGATTGAAATCCACTCATAGTATTACTCCATTTCTATTATGTATCACTGACCGGGCGTGTCCCGCTGATACTTTTTTCGAAGACCATCTGTTCCTTCCAGAGAGTCTTCATCATATTCTTCATTCGCGCCTATGACTTTTCTAATCTCGTCATAAAGCATTTTCGAATCCTTGGAGGATGCTCTCTTGGGCATCCCCGACCGGAAAGTATCAAAGTCACCATCAAGGGCAGCGGCCCTCAATTTAGATGCAGACATTCCCTCGACTCCGGTAGCATCTGGATCTCTTGCACCTGCACCAACGAAGTCGATATTATCCATACCAATCTTGTCAGTGTAAGGAACAACAGTCTTTTCAAACTCACCGATCCGATCACCACCTACAACGATGGTTGCTGTCTTGAATCCCTTTTTTACCAAGTAGTCAAGTGCTTCGAAGATTGTTCTCGATCCCGCATCGTCAACAACTGTGACTTGTGGGAATACGCTCTTGAGGAACTTGACCTTTGCTTTTGGTGTAAGTGGATTTTTCTTCTTGTCATTCGTACGACTCGGGAAAAGGAAAGGAGTCCCTCCCTTTCTTTTTGCCGTGTCTGCAAGAACTCCAACCAACTTCTCATGACCTACGGTTGGAGGCTGGAAGCGACCAAACGTAAGAACGGCATGTTGTGCCTTTGCTTCTGCGACAAGTTGTTTGAAGGTCTTTGACAATTATCAGCCCTTGTTCCAAGGGAAGAACTTACGAACCCAACCCCAAAGAGGTTGTCCGACAAGTGCGCCTGCTACGAATACAATAACGGTGTGTGCGATTAGACCGTAGGTAGTTGTTAGAAATTCCATAGGTTATCCTTTTTTCTTTGTTGAAATCTTCTTAGCCTTTGCTGGGGCCTTTGGGGCCTTTGCGACTGGCTTTGGTTCCACTACTTCGTCGAGTAGTCTTCTTTTTGCTTTTTGGGGTCTCGACAACACGCTCTTCGGGAGTTTCGAGTTGTCGAACTTCTTCACTTGTGATCTTCTCATCTTGGTCTCCTTTGTCTGGTCTGACGATGATTCTGCCTCGGGGGCCTCTTTGTACGGACATGGTTAGTCTCCTTGACTTTTTATGTAGTTTACCCAGAAACCCAGTTCTTTGCGGCATTGAAGTTCTGTCTGGAGAACTCAAGACGATCTACGAGTTTTAGTGCCTGATTCTTGGTGTGGTCTACTGCAACAAACCCCTCGGGTGCAGTGACTTTGAATCCATCATCGGTTCTCACGAAAGTACCGATACTCTTTACGGATTCTAATTTACGAATGATGATCAACTTCGCAGCAGTAAGTGCGGCATGGAGTCGGAAGAGAGAGTCAATCTCTTTAGTGTTTCGAGACAACATCTCGATAAGTGTTTTTCTTACTACTTCCTTCCTCTCCTTTGCAGCACTGGATTTTACTTTATCAACATCCTTTTGTAGTTTGGTGTCGATATATGATATAAATCCTGAGGCAGAACCTTGCAGGGTTCCGTTCCGTACATTGGCATTGATGTACGTTTTGATCTCTAGTTGTAGTCTAGAGTTTGCGACGATATCATCCGCAACCTTACCAACCTTTTTGGTAAGCAGAGACTTCGCAGCCTTGATGTATCTGTTCATCTCAGTGGTCTCTGTGTTTGTCATGGTTGCAGCACCAGACTCATCTCGGAAGTTGGCATCAGTGAACCATACATCCTTGTTTGCTTTCAACTTCGAGACATCAGGATCGAACGAGGCAGAGAGACTCTCAATTGAATCGCCAGTGTACTTCGTATGCCACACGACACCCATCTTCGATGCTTTGATCTTGTTGCCCAGATCTGAGTCAACAGGAACGGCGTACATGATTGTATTCGGTTGGAATGTGTAGTGTGACTCACCATCGATCTTCGTGGTGGACACATCATCCGTGTACATGAGATCGCCCTGTAGAATTCCTTTGATCCCAATCTTGGGCAGATAGGTTAGTGCCGTCTTTAGTTTGTCTGCAAGTCCGCCTTGGTGATTGGCGTCAACATCAGCAGCGGTGTAGTTGACCTTTGCATTCTTGTTGAACAGAGACTTGGACGACACGAAGAACTTTCCTGTGTCTGGATGAACACCAGCGAAGATAGCAGGCGCACCATCCCACTTGACAGTCACACCAAATTCATTTCCTACATTACCACTTAGCATATCAGCGACACTCTCTAAGAATCGAATCGCCTCAGCAACACCAGCACCACCCACATTGAAGAGTGAGTCTTCGAGGTGTTCCATGTGAAGGTTCTTTCCTTCGGTAATGTAGTTTGTAAACTTCTTGATTCTCATGGATTATCGCCTCGCGACAGTATTGAATGGATTGTCGTTACCATTGAACCATACTTTGAGATGGCAAGTTATTCCATCGGTTCTCATTTGGTTATTCCAAGAGACCCCGGCGGCGGTTGGGCCTTTCAGATTCAAGTTGATAAAGGCTTGGTTGGTATTTCCCCAACTGGAGTTCTGACTCTCATACCCCTCCCAGTGAAAACCATCTCCAGATGGCCCATCCACGCTAATCTCAAATCTGGCATCAGGATATGCGTTACCCAACGCCCCACCCGAGTTACCAAACAATTCACCAGCATCTAATCTAAACATATAAGTGGCGGTGTTGCCGCTGGCGAAGGGATTCGTTTGAGGAACATCCATGACTGCGGTCGCTCCGGTGGCCGCCCGGAGAAGACCCCTGTTCCTTCTGCTATCAGTGAAAGTGCCTAGCAGTGCATCTCCATATGTGACTCCACCACCACGACCACCCGAAACATGAAAAATATCCACTTCGAATTTACAGAAGTAGTCTGGGGCGCCGCCTGACTTGCGACCCCCTATCTTTCTGATAGGACTCTTGAAGTTCCGTGTGCGAAGACCTCGGGAACCCTTACCACCTTTACCACCACTTACTCTTCCCCAATCTGCCATGATTACTCCTCAGTGTGCCTCGAATGAAAAGGTGTCGGTTCCACCAGTAAGAACTGAGACTTGCCCGACGAGAATGTCTTGTAGGTTATCACACTCTACGAAAACCTGCTCTCCGATTTGGAGTTTGAAACACTTCCCGGCGTTCGTGCCAGTGAATTGACTGTCTCCATCAGCAAGACCGGACGCGCCAGTATGAGTAACAAAAATCGCTTGAGCAGCACCATTGTATACCAGAACTCCACTCTCAAGAGTAAGAGAGGTCGCAGATACAGCCGACAAGGTTGTGCCTGTTTCTTTATGACCAATCGTCTTGGGTGTGTTTAGTTCACTCCCACGAATGTCAACGGAGTTTTTCCTGTTACTGCTTGGCATCAGTTACCCATAAAACTAAATGCTACGGAGTTGCCTTTGATGAATACCAAGTCGGTATTATCAACTTCTAGAAAGATTTCTTCTCCTGCGTTCAACTTGTAAGCAGTGGTGTCCGCTCCGATATCGACAGCGGCGCCTGTGATACCCACCAGCATAGAACTCGACCCATCATCATTTTTGATGCGGAGTCCACTGTCAAGAGTTACTGCGGCAAGTTCTTGAACAAATGAGTTAGTTCCCGCACTGTTGCCTACGGTCTTTGGATTATCGATCTCAATGGATCGAATGTCGGTTGCATTGGGTCTGTTACTTCTAGCCATGTTGGGTTTCCTTAGAGTTGGTCACTAATATCTAGCCTTGAGAATAAAACCTCCGCAAGTTTTTTCCCTGCGGCCGAATCACTTGGATAGTGAATACCGCCAGTTATTCTGGACTTAGCACATCTATCACCAAGGTCAATGAACTTAGATCTGTGTTGTGGGTGGAGGGTTGCGAAGAAAAGAGATAAGAATCTACTCTGACAGGCATGACCACTCGGATATGCTGGACTGTCAGCGGTTCGACTGTATACTGCTTTCAACGGTAGTCCAACAGATCTCGCTATCTGAACTGGTCTCGGTCGGTTGAACTTGTATTTGAAATTCAGACAAAGAGTGGTTACTTGAGTGTATAGTGATGAGACTAAATCTTTGGAGTAACTCAAATTGTTTTGACGACAGTAATCGAAGTAGTGTCCGATCACTTTGTTGTCGAAGAAATTGAAATCATTCTTTTCAGATTCACTTGACAGTTCGATGATGTCAAGCATCTCCATGATCTCTCCATATGTTTCATCACTGTCATTTGCCGGAGGAGGATCAATTGCCGAGATGATCTCCGAAAATACAGGGAAGTTTGAGATAGGTCTGTGCATCTTTGCAGAGTCAGATACCGATACCTCACCATACACCATATCAACAAGTGCGGTTTCTTCTGTGAGTTCTACATGTCTCATAAAGTTTCGCATTCACAAAATCCTTATCAATACTCGTAGTCGTAGACGTTGTAGAGAATGATTCTTCCTCTATCGTCGTAGACGTTTACCATATCTTTGTTTGCAAGTGGTTGGATGGTAAGTTTCTTACCACTCTTATTTGCGATGATCTTTTGACCCATCTTCATTTTACTAACGATCACCAGAGGTTTCTCGTCCTTCCGCTCGGCTTTCATAGCAGCACCAGCGGTCTTATATCCGTAAAGAGTCATCTTGCCTTTATCATGGACGATACGTTGGATCTCATCCATGACCTTTTCATAGAGTTCTATCTTCTCTAGATATTCATTGAATTGAAACATCCGTATCTCCTTATGGTCTGAAATCGATGTTGTTGACGAACTCAACTTCTGGTTGGAGTCCCATGAATTCAAGTGCGTACTTCGCACCCTTCTTGATGTGTTCGACGATTTTCGAAACCAACTTCTTCAAGAAGTTCATGAACTTACTGAGTAATCTCTTGACCACATTTTCCGTAAGCAACACACCATCACGTTCAAGTGTCTCTGCCTCTTCGGTGAGTTTGTCTGCAAGGATGCCAACTGCGGACCAGTAGCGATACCGTCCAGTCTTAGTCTTCTTACCACCAACCTTTTTCTTTTCACTGACTGACTTCATGCGAACAGAAACCTTCGCTCTGTTTGCAATCTTCCTGACGTATGCCTCGTCTGTGACAGGAATGTAGTGGACGTTCTCTCCATCGAAGTCGCAGGTTAGGAAGTGAGTGCATGTTCCATCATTACCACCAAACTTAGTCTCGCCCGTCATTGCTTCACGAATGAAGAAGTATGCGAACTCTGGATTGCCCTCAAACATCTTGGTTAGTTCTTTTGTCAAGACCTTGTGGGCCTGATCGGCAGCAACAAGGAGGGCATCAGTGCCTTTCTTGATCTCTTGTCTAGTCGGTCCAGCAGCGATACTCGAAGGTGCGAGATCTCCGATTGCTTCCGCGATCTTCTTCCCGAAAGCATCCAGTTTCGTACCACTTAGATCTACAGCAGCGTAGAAGGTCGCCACGCTCTCGTTACGTCCTCCTGACATCAACTGAGCGTCCGCTCCGGTCTTCAGGGAGATCTTGTCTGACTTCGCTATGAGGTCTGTCTTGGGGGTCTTGGTGGATCCCGGTACATTGTCTGGATCCCAGAAACTAGCCCACTTTGGTGTAACCTCAATGGTATCAGCACCGAGAACATTGGCTTGACCAGCACTTGGTTTGAAAGGCATTTGCTCAACGACTCTCTCGCCTGCCCCAGGCTCAATGCCGAACTTGGATACAGGTTCATCCTCACCGTTTAGAGCGGCAACGATGAACTCCTCCATCTCTTCACCGCGACTTCTCGCACCTTCATTTAGAACTTGCGTGTCACTGATATGGGTCTTGAACCTTCTTACGCTCATAGGTTTCTCCTCTACCAGTATCTATAATGAAGCGCCCCCACCAAGTGAGGGCGCCTCTTGTTGACGGTTCTAAGGTAGCGAAATTCCCGTGGTCCGTCCCTGCACATGAACGACGTAACGAGTTACAGAGAACTGACCCCGTACGTTCGCCCTAGTACACCCTTATGTATAATTGAAAAGAGGGCCCCGAGGAGAAAATCTCAAACTCAGGGCCCTTCTTTGAAGATCGTGGACGGGGTGGACTCACAATTTACCACCAACTTTCGGATTCACGCTAGTGCATTTGATCCTACTCGCACCTACCTTGCGTTAGTTACACGCTACCTCACTCATTTGAGCATTGGCACCCTACTACGGGGAAGACAGTACCTTTTATCACATGACGAACAATATTCAGTCACCGTCCTGTGTCGGGGTAATTAGTCCCGACACATGTTTCATCTATTCAGTTTTGAAACCCTCAACTTGAACTTTCGTCCAAGATGAGGAGTACCTCTTTCTTCCCCTAGGCTGAGGTCGCCCGGTCTGCGTCAAGCAGCGATACGCATGTCATTAGCGTTTGTGTTTTGTAACCATTTATTCGAGTAGGTTACCTTCCCGGCCATCTCCAGTCTTTCAGACCAACCCAGCGATTCCATTCGACCCCATGTACTTGCTTTCCATTTTTTCGAAGTGGAGTCGGGGGGATTCGAACCCCCGTGTGGTTTTGGTCATTCATTCCTTCCTCGATGACTTGTGTATTGTAGGTGAGGATCAACTTTCGTCAACCCCTTTCTACAATTTTTTTTCAACCAATTTCAATGTTACGAGTCTTTCTTTCCTCGGGCAAATCACGGTTGAGATGAACAACGAGCATACCGTTGATCATATCACAGTTGGAGACATCCCAATACTCAGTCAACGGTAGACTGGTTCGGAACTTCCGATGTGCGATTTGCTGAACTTCGTAGTTGATGCCGTCATCGACAGGCAAGGGTTCACCAGAAACTTCAAGGAGTCTGATGTTCTGATCCGCTGGAACAAGATTGACTTCAATCTCATCTTTGTCATAACCCGCGAGGGCCATTTCGACGGTTGCGGAATCTTCCGAGTGACGAATGATATTCATCAAAGGGAACTTCGTGTTTGCTGCCGTTCGGCAGATGTCATCGATTCGGGTGAGGAAGTCGTTCACCCCGAACATCTCGGATGATGTAATCATATTGCTTCTCCTTTTGTAAGCGAGATGTGTGTGGGATCCTCACAATGAGCAATCCCAAGTTATGTATCTTAGTCGTCAATGCCCCACTTTTCAAAGAGCAGTCCAACCAGAATGAAGGATGGAACCCAGAGTCCGAGATAGGTCGCGTTGTCAACTCCGCTTGCCGAGTATGCGTATGCGGAAAGTGCGATGGATGCGAACCCAAGTCCATAGCAGGTGTTTGCGATAATTTGCTTCACGTTCATTTTATATCCTTTACTTCTTCGAATCCATAATCAGTGGTGTAAATGATTCGTTCAAAAACTGCCCTACACCAAGGCATACACTTAGTACACGGTCGTGACATTCTCATGTCCCCAAACCGATTGAATCTAAAGTTTACTAGAGTAAGTTTTTCAGAGCGACGAGATTCAGGAACACGAAGGTAGCAATCCAACTCGCTGTGCAATTCACAAAAGCGATAACCATGTTCCATGGCTTTTGGATGTGTCTTTCGTGTGTTCGTTCCAGTCGAGACTATCTTACCCTTTCTGTCTAGAATAAACGACACATGCTTTTGACTCCTATTGATTTCTTTGGCAATAGGAAACGCTGCATCACATAGTTCAAGACAATCAATCATGTGATCACATAAAATTCCAGATCAGTTGCATGAGATCCATGCAGTCAACGCATCCGTCTCTGTTCAGATCAAATTCCTTCGGAGAGTCCGGCGCACACATTCCCCAGTAGGTGAGAATGCCGGTGAGTAGATAGATGTAGGTCTTCATGTCCATTGTTTGTTTCCTTACTTGAAAACTTTGAGTCTGTTCACGACACGAGTCGTGAGGATTTCATTTCCACGCTTGTGCATGTTTCGCTGCTTCGTGATGCCCTTGCCCCACCCGCGACGAATAACGGTATGTCCACGGATTGCGGTTCCTTCCCGCTCGGCCTCTAGATCAAATTGGTCAAGCACTCGCTTTGCCATGCTCAGTCCTCCGTGAGAAAGTCTCTGTGTTCTTCTTGTCCTGCGGCAGATTCATCCGTGGCATACCACTCACTGTAAATCATCTCCCATTCTTTATTGGGAGTCTTCATACCTTCACCCACCCAGTTCTCAATCATACGCTGACCCTGTGCGGAAATCCAGGCATCAAACTCAGATGTAAATCTGGCGGATTCGTTTGGTGCGATGAATCGTGAGGTCACGAAACAACGTCCCTTGTCTGCATCATGTTCGTTTAGTGTACCCATCAAAATTCTCCTATCGATCTCATCCAGTGGAAGTCTTCAATTCTACCAGCGATCCAGTAGATGTCAAGACCCCCTCTTTGACCTGCGTGTTGTCTGTGTGCATCGTTGAACACATACTTCTCTAGATCAGACTTCTCTGCCCATGCCAGTTTCAATTCATTGGCATTGATCCCACAGAATACGATTCGCTCGTATGGTTGGTTTCGGATCTGAGACCATCGGAAGTTATTGGGAGTGGAATCCCACGTTGTGCTAACCTTGATCTCGATCTTATGACCAGCAATGAGTCTGTCATACTGAGATGTCCGTGATCGCTTCACAGCGTGTCCGTGTGACTCAAAGATATCGCTGACGAGTTTCTCACCAGCAGCACCACGGGATCGTGGAGACCGGATCATAGCAAAGTCTTCGAAGACTGATCCTCTCCAGTATGGTTCGGTTGTGTGTTTGTTTAGATTGGAGTACGTCTTCGACGCAATCGCTTCATCAGTCAAATCATAATCCATGTTTATCTCCAATGGATCGGGGGAGACTTGAACTCCCAACCTTCGGGGTAAAAGCCCGCTACTCTACCAATTGAGTTACCGATCCGGCAAGCACGCCTGACAGGACTCGAACCTGTAACCTACGGCTTAGAAGGCCGTTACTCTATCCAATTGAGTTACAGGCGCATGTGTCATTCGGTAATCATACCGGGACCAACGATTCCAACGATATCGGATTTCGGTGGAGTAATGATCTTGCTGGTAGCAGCAACGTATTCCTTGACGAGATCGGGATGAGGAGTCGTGATGAACACGATGTTCTGCTCCTTGATGACCAACTCAGAGTCCTCCGCACGATACGGAAGCCACGGTGCGAGTGCGAGACCCTTACCGCCGGTGGGGACTAGGATCACAGGATCCACTAGAGACCATCCTGCGTCAGTCTCCTCCGCCTTGCTTAGAATCTCTTCGCCGGTTGTCAGTCTTAGAATCTTTGGATCTGTCATTCTTGGTTTCCTTCTTTCCGAAAATTGCTTCGTAGTTTTCTCGATACTTGTCTTGGTCTACAGGTCGGTAGCGACTACCTTTGCCTGCTGCGTGTTTATCACTCATCAGTATCTCCTCTGTTCGGGAGTCTTGACCACGACATCTGAGAACTGAGTTTGTGTCAAGACTTGCTTCTTGGTCAACCAAGTGCCGGGCAGGTGACTGTTCCGGTTGGGATTGATAACCTCAACAACCTTGAAACCCTTGGTGGTTTCTGGATTGG